CCTGCACCGGAGCCCGCCGCCCCTGCGACGGGCTCCGGTGCAGGGGCGGCGGTTATGGTCTTGGCGCTGATGGCAGCGGCCACGGCCTTGGCTACGATGGCGTCGATGTCGAGGGCGGTCGGCGCACTAGGAGCGGCCGCCACCACGGTGTTGGAATCAGTCATGTTGTGTGGTGTCTGCTGTGATGTCGGCGCGGTTGTCGCGCCATCGTCGGCAGCGTTAGTGCTGCCGGTCGAAAGTGTTTTGTCTGTCGTTTCGCCCTCCTCGACTTCGAGCTGGGCATAAAGCGCTTTAAACCAGTCACGGCCGGCTGCACCTCCCCAGAGGTTGGCGGCCACGTCGGCCGGGGTGTTGGCTTCGGCCTCAAGGAAGCGCTCATTGCGTGCCCACCAGGCGTTGGCTGTGCGGATCTTGTCCTCGGTGGGCGCCTCACCGGCCACTAGGGCCTCGGCGTCCAGGACGGTCTGCTTCTCGAGGCCATCACCGGCCAGGCCTTCGGCATACTGCTCGAGGCCGCGGCGAAGATTGCTTCGGACGGTCTCGGGGGCGGTCTTGGTCACAGCCCGAGGATGCCAGCAGGCGGCCATGGCGAGCTGCTCGGTGGTCTTGTCGGCCAGACCGAACTGGATGGCCTCCTGGGCGGTGAACCATGTTTCCGCGGTCATTGCCGCGCGGATCTGAGCTGAGGTCTTGCCGGTGCGCTTGGTGTAGATGCCGGCCAGGATCTCCGCGTGCTGGTCGAGGGCGTTGGCCATCTTCCGCATATCGTCTGAGGTGCCTGCCACCATTCCAGACGGGTCATGGATCATGAACAGCGAGGCCTCGGCCATCTCGATGCTGTCACCTGCCAGGGCAATGATCGAAGCAATCGAGGCGGCGATGCCGACCACCCGGGTGGTGACGGGCGCCTGCCGGCCTCGCAGCATATTGTAGATGGCCAGGCCGTCCCAGACGTTGCCGCCAGGGCTGTTGATCTCGACCACCAGGGGGCCGGGGCCTACAGACTGGAGAGCATCGGAGAATGCCTTAGCAGAAATGCCTGAACCACCGAACCAGTCCTCGCCGATCTGGTCGAATATCTGGAGCACCGCCGGTTCATGGACCGAGGCTCGGGGGCTGTAGGAAAGCCAGTTGGTTACTTTAGTCATTCGGTTTTCTTGGCTCTGGTTTTCCGCTTCTTGGGCTCGAGCACCGCAACCACCTCTTCGATGGGCTCGGCCGGGATCGGCTCGGGCATCTCTTCGGAAGGCGGCTGCTCGAGAGCGGCAGCGGCCGGCTCTGGGGCTATCGGCTGCTTTTGAGAATTGGAGATCTCGGAGACATCGAGGCCGTACTTGACCGCCAGATCTTGGATGTACCGGGCCTGTTGGGCCTTGGCCTCCAGGGCGGATCGCCAGTCGATGCCTCGGGCGCCGTAGATCTCATCGTAGGTCGTAATGCCGGCACCAAGCTCGTTGAGTTGGGCGGCAGAGTTGCGACCGACGTCGACGTTAGGGGCTCGAGGCGCCTGGATGGCCACCTCGTACCAGTCGTCAGGAGAGTCTCGCAGGGTGGGGTCGGTACGGATGGCGTATTCCATCACATATTCCCAGATACGTCGAGCGGCCGAGGCCATCACCTGGTGCCGACTCCTGAACCACACCGAAGACATATCGAGTGAGCCCCGGTAGACGGTGCCCTGCATCGACTCTGGAAAGACCAGGACGTAAGGAATACCGACGCCGGCGCACACCTTTTCGGTGAGGCTGCGCCAGTACTCGCGCATATTAACATTGGGTCGGTCAGCGCTGAACTGCTCGAACTCGTCGCCAGTCTTCATGACCTTGACCGAGGCGCCGAAAATGTTTTCGTAGTAGTTCTGGGCGGTTCCCTGGGATCCAGCAACACCGGATCGGAGGCTGGTTGCCTGCACCTCACCGGAGCTCGTCTTGATCACCTGGGCCACCGAGCTGGCGAGCTTGCAGGACTCCATCTCGAGCTTCTGGAGATCGTCCAGGTCGTGAAGGTCGTTGATCACACAAGCCACAAAAGGCAGGCCGCGGAGCTGGCCGGCACGCTGGGCCTCGTAGATGTGGACCACCGAGTCGGAAGAAATGGATCGGATGTCGGTAAGTTGTCCCTGCTGCTGCTCCTGGCCGCAATAGAATGAGATGGCCCTACCAGTCTTGGGATCGAAACGGACGCCATCGAACACATCAGGGAGGCCCTCCTGGCCAGCGGGTGTCGACACTTGCTGCGGCTCAATGAGCTGCAATCGGGGCCGGCCGGTCTCGCCCTTGGTCAGGAGGATAAAGGATTCCCCATCGTAGAACCAGCCACGGGCGGCCAGCGACATCAGGGTGCCGAAAGACTGCCGGGATCCGATGTCAGGGTAGCGGCTCCAGGTGTCCCACCATTTCTTGGCTCGGAGATTCCAGTCGGGATTGGAGCTGGCCGGCTGCACCGAGAAGTTGCTGCCGACGGTGTAGTTCTCAAACAGGTCGCCCAGGCGATTCATCACCGCGTTGTTCTGCTCGAAGAATCGGCTCTTTCGGACGATCTGCTGCCGGGTCGAGGCAGTCACATCGAACCGCACCGAGGTGTAGCTGGTGTCCAGGAAGGACCGGCGGATCGAGTTAGACGCGCCCTCGTAACGGTCGACAGGCGCCGACCGGAACTTGCTCAGGATGGTGTCGAGGAATCCCATCAGCTCATGCCTCGATAGCTCGCCTCACGGCGGAAGTTGGAGAAGTCACCGCCGTAGGATGTCGCAGCAATGAGCACCACGGTCACCATCTTGGTGTAGATCTGGGCGTCGGTGGGCGTAAGGTTGCCGTCCTGCTCGAGGTAATAGACGGCCAGGTCGTAGTCATCGACCAGGCTTTCCCACATCTCGACCATCTCAGACGGTGTGGGGGCGCCCTTGCCGGGCTCGGCAAACTCGACCGACACATCGGAGGATGATGTCGACCGGACCACCTGGCCGGACTCGATCACTGTGGCCGCGGCGATAGACTTAGCAGCCAGGGCAGCCAGGAGCGTCACACCGCCCAGTGTCGCATAGACACTGCGGAGATAGGCCCTCTTAATTGCTACCGTAAAAGTGAACACCTCGGGCCGGATCTTCTCCTATCCCAGGGTGACTTCAATAGGTTAGCTGGGTATTGACTCGCTTGACGTGACCAGATCATTCCAAAGCATCACCATGGCGAGCTGCATGATTTCGCAGTCGTGCAGATGGTCGGGCCACTTTTGGTTCCTCTTAACCCAGACGTGCTTGATGCGGCCGGCTCGATTGGCCTGGGGGCGTAGGACGTGAGAGTCCAGGTGACGCCAGTAGAGGTCAGGCTCGGCGATGTAGGCACCTTCGGCCTGGACGCTGGGCGGATCCTGGTGCACGCCCCATTCCCGGTCGATGTCGCCCTTCCTTAGCCTGGAGAGCATATCTCGGAGGTGCTCGGTGTCGAACACCAGGAGGGGCTGCACCACGTCGGTCCTCATCGAGGAAGATGTCGAAAGGCCAAAAGGGTGCACCGCCCCGGTGGCTGCTGTGAACCGCGCGCCGGTCTCCCGGCCTTTAAGCGGCATCCAGCCGATCACCATGGGCTTGCGGAGGCCTCCCTCCGGTGGGTAGCGGAGGCCGCACGGGAAGGTAATCGGGTTGGAGGTCACCGAGGAATAGGAGGCACAGGCGTCGTAAACGGTCTGGGTATTGAAGCCGCTGTCGATGCCGACATCCATGTCATGGACCTCGAGGGCCACCTGCACCCGGCGAAGGGCTGCGAAGTCGTCGGCATGGCCGGCAGCAATAAGGGTAGAGTTGCCGTCTTTCCACTCGCGGCACACCCACCACAAGAACGGCGCCACGGCCTGAACGTCGGCTGTCAGGTAGCGACGGCCGCCATCGACGGTCACGGTGGCCGAGGTCTCGGTGCGCTCCTGCTGCACGTCCTGCTGCTCCCAGGGCTCGGCCAGGTTGCCGTTGATGAAGCCTTGGAGGCCGGCCATCGATGCCTTGGCCTCGAGGAACGAGACTGCCAGATAGCCCCAGGTGCACTTGCGGTCGGGGCTGTAGAGGCTGCTCAGGTGATAGGATCGCACACCAGGCATGGCGTTGGGATTCTCTGGGCGCCATTGGCCATGTCGGAGCGCTGCCACCTTGTGAGAGTCGGTGATTTTGCCCTGGCAGAGCTGGCAGACGTAATGGGCCGAGGCTCGAATCTTGCCTAGGTCGTGCTTGCCGTCCTCGGCCTTGGCGTCGTCCCAGGTCACCTGGCGCCATTCAAGTTTGATGTACTCCCGGCAGTGTGGGCAGGGCAGGTAGTAGCGGCGCTGGTCACCGCGGAGGAAGCGCTGCCAAATCCGGCCTTCGACCACCGTCGGTGTGCTGGTCATGAAGGCCTTGGAGCTGGAGAAGCTCTTGAGGCGCTGCTCGGCTAAGTCCAAGGCGTCGGCCTCCCGGGCAGTAGCCTCGGCGAACTTGTCCACCTCGTCGGCGATCAGCACCCGAACCGGGCGGCTGGCTAGGTTGGCCGGGCTGTTGGATCCTACGAAAGTCAGGGTCGACCTGGTGAAGTTCTGCTCGAGGTTGGTGATCTTGTCGGCCTCGGCCGGGTAACACTCGAGCATGGCCGGGCTGTCCTCGAGCATGGGCAGCCAGCGTGACTTGGAGAATGACCTGGCGAGGCTCTCGGTGGGCATTAGCCACAAGGCCGGGCTCGGCTCGTTGGCGATTAGCCAGGCCAGGCCGGCCATCAGGGTGGTCGTTTTGCTGGTTTGGCTGCCCCAGCAGAGGGTGACCTCGTAGACCGTAGGGTCTTTCCAACATTCCATGGGCTCCCTGGTGTAGGGTCGTACCGAGGTCGAGAAGGGCCCGGGGTGCTCGGTTTGCCGTTGGGTCAGCCGTAGAGACGCCTCGGCCCAGTCGACCACGGTCTGCATCGGTGTCGGCCGGTAGAGGTTGCGTCGGTAGTCCAGGAGGCTGCGCTGAAGGTCGGTCAGGTTCAAAACAAGCGCCCTTCGTGTTGGTTGGAGATCCTGGCCTCGGAGATCTTGTGGTATTCAGGGTCGCGTTCGATGCCGATGAACCGGAAGCCGTTAATGGTTGCAGCCTTGCCGGTTGAGCCAGAGCCCATAAAGGGGTCGAGGATGGTTCCTCCTGGTTGTGTGACTAGGCGGCAGAGGTAGGCCATTAGCATGGTGGGTTTGACGGTGGGGTGATGATTCTTTGAGAGAGTAATAGTTCCAAGGCTGCCGTCGTTTCGTCCCTGCATTCCGCCAGCCGGTCGTTGGTCAAAGGCGTCACACCCATCGTTTCGGTCATCCTTTGCAGCCTTGGCTGTGTAGAAAAACCGGGCGCCGGACTTCAGCGACAGGGCCGCCTCATTGCTGCCGTCGTGGATGATGTTGGCAGGCCAGCGGCCGGGAGGGTTTTCTTTTGTTCCGAATGTGGGTCGCTTTTGACCTATTCCAAAGGCATCGGATGATTTCCCGTGAAGAATGCTGGTTGTCACTTCATCTCCCACCCTGCACCCATCGACATTGATGGCGCCGGTGCCGTACTGGATCACATTGGCGGCCACTGTGCTGGAGAATGGCTTTCGGGCCATGGTGATCGGCTCCAGAGCAGGCTTGAGGGCGGTGCCCCAGCCTTTGTGGTCGCCTTCAAGATTGTGCGACTTAGGGAATCCCGACCCATACACCCAGCCGATCATGTCTCGAATTTCGAAGCCGGCGTCCTCGATTCTGCACGCCATCCGGTGCTGCGTCCTGGTGCCGGCGAAGGCCAGTAGGTGGCCTCCCGGCTTCAGCACCCGTAAACACTGCTCCCAGATAGCCACGCTGGGCACGTCGTAGTCCCATTTCTTGCCCATGAATGACAGGCCGTAAGGTGGGTCGGTCACGATGCTGTCGACCGAGTTGTCCGGTAGTGTGGCCAGAACATCGAGGCAGTCGCCCAGGTGTAGTTGGTAGGTCATTTCCATGGGTCGGTGTTGTGCAATGTCTTGAGCGCCACCTCCTGGACCCACCGCGTCAGCTCGCGCTCGGCGTGCTCGGGGTCGTGCGGTGATATCCGGCCGGATAGTTGTTTCGGCATGGCCTTGATCAGCGAGGCCACGGCGCCGTCGTGCTCCTGCATCACCCGGCGGACCCAGTCGCCGGAGACCAGGCGCCGTTCCTTCTCGGCCTGGGTGATCACCTCGTCCCGGGCTGACGTGAGGTTCTTGGCTGCCGCGGCATGGATCGCCACCAGCCGGCCGGCATCGGCTCGACCACCGCGGAGGGCATCGACCGCAAGGTCATAGGCTGCACGCTCGATTTGACGCTGCCTTTCGTAAGCGCCCTCAGGCGAGTCGGTAGCGGCTGTTGCGGTGTTGAGAGGGCTCTCTGCTTCAATAGGCCTGTAGGGGCCTTCCTGTTCGATTGCGGTGGGGTCCGGTACGTTCTTCTGTTTAGGAATAGACTTAGCGCGTGACCTAACGTGTTGAGATCGCCAAAGGTCGGCCGACTCGGGGGAGTCCATGGGCATCCCTTGGGATATAAGCTGAGCGACCCGCGGCTGGCTTATACCGATGCGGTCGCCGTATTCCTTTTGGGTCATGGTTGTAAGGCGTCCTTGATCTCCTGAGGCATCATCGAGTCAGGCAGGTTGCCTGCGAATTGCAGGGCTCGGAAGACACCGTCCCTTCGGCTGTCGTAGTTGCTTGGCACCAGGGAACCGACGATCTGCTCTGGAGTGGTGCCGCTTTTCATCAGCCGGATAAACCAGGCGGTGTTGGCCAGGCCGAACTGGTCGACAAGGAATTGTATTTGGTTAGGCATAAATTATTTGATGAAAGCATTACTCGCAGAAATTGATAGGGGTCTCGCGTTCACC